GCGGGCAAGCGCGAACTGAGCAAGCGTCACTTTCGAGAGAATCCTAGCATGGATTCCCGGTGGCGGCGTTCGGTTTGCTCTAGTCCCACAAACGTTCACTCCTTTCGTAGATTCGCCGCCACCAGGAAACTTATTCCGCTTCCGGATCCAGCTCCGGCTTACTTCATCCCTGCCTCACGGCATGCGGGACACTCACTCATGATTGGTGCTCCTTCAGGATTCTAGCCGCTTCTTTCGCCGCACGCTCCGCACGTACGCGGGCGGCCCGCGCGAGTACCTCCGGATCGGTTTCTCCCGGCGGGTCCAGGTCCGGATGGTACGTCTGCCATTCCCGGCGGGTGTGCGGGCGCACCTCGCGGCACGCGGGACACACAATCATACGGCGGCTTCTGCAGTCTCCTGCTCAATCAGGATCGCCTGCCAAACGATGGCGTAGCGCATTTCTCCGTGGTGATCGTGGAAGCTTTGGACCAGGCCGAGTGCTTCGAGCTCGGCCAGGTCGGAGAGAAGCGGGTTGGTTTCTTCCTGGGGCATGATTCCTCCGATTCGTTGCAAAATCGCTTTACGTTGGGCGGCACAACCCACGCCGGAATATAGATTGCGGGCGCGCATCTCCGCGGCGAGGCGGTTTAAGCGGTTCTCTTTCCAGTTAAAGCAGGGGGGAAAGCGGCGAGGGGTCATGGATCGATTCCCTGGTCATTGCGATTCCTACGCAGGTATCCTATGCGTGCTACTGGATCGGGTGATCCTACCAGTCTCCATCGGAGCCAAATACTCTCCTCTAAAGCTCGCTCGATCCGCCGATCTTTGCGGTCATGGGCATCGGCATATGCCTTAATCAATAGGAGAAATTGTTCTTCAGTGGAACGTGGATCGGTGGGGTCTACCCGTTGAAAATTAACCATCAGGATCGCTCCTATCTATTCCAATTTTGCGCAACAGGGATTCGTACTCTTCATCCGATGAGGCAGATCCAACGGGCTCCGGTGGGCAATAAGTTGGCGGTGGCTTGCGCTGATAGCCTTCAAATCCTTTAGGGACGACGACGACTAGAAATCCAATCGGGTTTTCCGCTTTCCGGGCTGCCTTGTCCTTCTCATGGATCACTTGGATGATTTCAACTGGTGTTGCTGGAGGGTAGTGCTTGCGACTCTCCCGGATGATCCGGCGGGCGGTTTCGAGGTCAGCGCTTCCGTATGGTTCGAGCGCTTCCCGGACCTGTTCCACTTCGCCCAGGTCTTTCGGAGGCTCGGCTTTCGGGGGTGGTTCTGCTGCTGCTGCTGGCGCTACCGGTGGTTCATCCGGAGATTCAGCAGCAGCAGTTTCTCCTCTTCTCTTCTGTCTCTTCTTATCAATAATGATGCCGTGCTCTGGACTGCCTTGTACCAGCAACTTCCGGATGCCAGTCTTGACCGTTCGGAGGGTCGTTTTCCACTCGGTACTGAGACTGTCAAGCCAACGGATCGCCTCCGCGCGGGCAACCGGATCGGTCGGTAAGTTGCCAGTACTGACAACTACACCGGCGATATTCCAGTTGCCAGTACTGGCAACTGACTTTGGGGATTCTGGAAGAGGGGGGGCTTCCACAAAATACCATACTTTCTTGTGGTGGCGAATGGATCCTTTTTCTTTGAGGCGCTTCATCGTCCGGCTCAAATGACCCTTCATGCCCGGTGCGAGGCCGAGTACGCCAAGCAGATCTTGCTCTTTGGCGTAAACGGGGTTGCCGGCAGCATCTTTCTGGATAAAGCCTTTATGGTCTTTAATGACGAGAGCGGTGCTACGCTGTGGACCGCATAGCGTCCATAGCACGATCGCCCAAAAGACGCGGGACTCGAGGCAATCGGACGTCTCCATGCGGTGGATGACGACGCGGCGAGGAATTCGCGCTACCCACTGTTTGTTTTCGTCCGTATGCTGTTGTGAGGGGAGTTCTACTGTATCTTGCTGATTCTCGGCCGTTTGGGTCGCTTTTTCTTCGTTCCGTTGCATCCCAATTCACCCCCAGACCCCAAAAAAACATGGTTACGGTTACATTTTTCGGGGCGGAACGGATGGCAACGTGTGCAATGATGAATGCGTGTGTATGTAGGGTTGCTTGCTACAACCCATCACCCGCTCCCCCGCCTTCTTCCGGTCCACAAGCGCTGCGATCCAGAACTCGCCAAAGTAATAGAGCGCAGACTTGTGGAGATTATAAGGAGGCGGGGGTCTATCTAATCGCAAGAATAGGTCGCGAGCATGATCGCGAGCAACTCGAGTTTGGCTTAGTGTGGGCGTCGTCTCCCCCTCTCAGTCAAAGAGGGTTGAGAATGAACGGCCGCTGACTGATGTCTCCCTGGGAGGGAAACGCGGCCGCTCATTCCAATTTCAGTCTGTCCGGGGATCAGCCGAACGCTACGACGATACCACAAGGTACACACCTCCACAAGTGCCTTAGTGTCTTCCAGCGGGGTACCCGGCCACAGCGCAGACGAATGCGCGGAGGTTATCGGCTGTATCTCGCGCGGACCTGGGAGGGGTTCGGCCGTTTAAGAGTAACGCCGTTCAAGTGACAACCGCAAATATTGCGCGGTTTATTCCCAGTACTTCCGGTACTAGACCACACAATCAGAGTAGCTCTCAGGTCATTACCCTAACAGACTTCGTTTAGGTGACGGTAGACTATAGAGCAATCAGCCACTTGGGGTGAGTTGGTTTCTCTGTCGAGACCGAATAGCGGGGGAATGATGGGAGAAACTTATGTCGGAGGGCCGGAGCCTCCTGACCAAACGCAACAGGCTAGGCAAAACCGCACGACTAGAACAGCAACTCCTAGACCAACACGGAAAGCTCCAGGCCCAGGAGGAGCAAATCAAGGATTTGCGGCGGCGAGTCGATCAAATCAACCGGCTAATCGGCCAATTTGTGGACGGAGTCCGTAAAGTTAATCTTTCAGGGAAGATCGCCGACCGGTTCCGCGACGTCGTGCTTCTGTACACCGGCATCTGTGCATCGGTGTACACACTCTACACTTAGCCCCGTTCGGCATGCGTTTCCAGATCCGCCCGCGACAGCACAACGGCGCCGCGGGGGCCGCGTTCCGTGCGGATATCGCCTCTCTCGACCAGTTCCCGCAGGCGCGACTCTCCCAGCCCGGTGTACGCCACTGCCTGGTCATAGCGGAGCCACAGAGGTGGATGCTGGTTCAGGAACGCGAACCGCAGGGGCTCGACCACGCGCACGATCGCCCGCGAATTGCCGGACGCCGGCACGATCGCGCTATCTGGCATGACGTGCGGCTCGATCTCGCGCGGCGCACGCAATTGCTTTTCGCGTTCCACGTCGTCCGGATTCACCCGCCCGATCGGCGGGCGCCCGGTGCGGTTCTCGATGTGGATCTGGAGACGGCGTGCCTTGACGAGATCATTGACTCGCGAGAGGCTTACGTTGAGTATCGTGCAAACCTCTGATTTGGTGGGCCATTTGGATGTGTCCATAGGGATCTGTGCACAACGAGTATACACCTGTACAGGTGGGTCGTACACACTGGTGTATATACCGTTTTGCAAATCGCCCTGATAAAATCAGACGGATTTGCAGAATGAAGCCCCCGCGTTTCCACATCCACGGCAAATTCAGCGTTCACGAAGTTCGCACGATCCTAGCGGTATATCGACTAGTAAGCAGGACAAGATTTGCGCGAGATGCTGATCAAGAAGCTATTGAGCAAGCCCGGATAGGAGTGGTCTTGTATCCACCGCAAGTGCAGACCTTGAAAAAACTGGAAGTAGAGATGCGTCGGATCGAGGCAGTCTATGAAAAATACTTGTTAGCAAGGGGCACTGAACGGAATGGAGCGCTAGCATCTTGACCCCCTACAACTACCACTGGCGCACCTCGACCCGTCCGCGAATTCTCGAACGCGACGGCCACCGGTGCCGGCGTTGTGGCGCCGGAGGGCGGCTCGACGTCGCGCACCTCGACCAGGACAATTGCAACGATACTGACAGCAACCTTGCAACCCTGTGCAGGCTGGACCACAGACGTCACGATCTCGCGAACGTCAACCGCAAGTGCCATGAGACGCGGGCGGCACGCAAGGACCGGGGGCGACCGCTGCTGGAGTTGTGTGGATGACTCTTACCAACTTTCTCAAAAAATGGCTGCAGGACCAGGCGCCGAGCAAGCGTGACGAGTTCATCCGCGACGCGACAGACTTACTTAAACCGCCTGATAGCATGATCTGGGTCGAGTCAGTGATCAGTCATCGGGACGCACGACCGATAGTCGGTGTGCGAATTGGGCAATTCTCATTTCAGGTATCGCCAGAGGATGCGCGCAAAATCGGGCGTGATTTCTACGAAGTCGCTGGTGGTGCAGAGAACGATGCTTTTCTCTTCCAGAAGTTGACGGGAGATCTGAAACTGCCGCCGGAAGCAGCATACGCCCTCATCAACGAGTTGCGCGAATGGCGTAGTTCGCGTATCAATCAGCCAGCGGCTTCCTATGCGAAACAATGAGACGCGCGCGGCACGCAAGGACCGGGCAAGGCCGCTATTGGAGTTGTGCGGATGAACGTCATCGTGCGCGGATACGCCGGAGACAAACTCCTTTTCGAGGAGCGGGAAGAGACAAATCCAGACTATCTCTTCCATAAATACGGCGAGCTTCTTATGGCGCATCCGACGCACATGATTGAGTTTGAATTTATGGATGCGGGTATATTCTTCCGCTTCGGAACCGATCCGCGCGGTATGGTCTTGCCCGTATTGTTCCGCAACGATCGTTCCACTCCCAAGCCAAACTAGATGTCGATCGCATAATTCGTGCTACGACACCCTATGGATTTTGCTACGCAGGTAGTGCAGAATACAAAGAATAAGCGAATCAACCATGGGAAGACGGGCAAAGCCACAACTGGCCGGCGGCAATCTGAACCAGCGGAAAAAGCTGGTCGAAGAGTTCATCCTGCTCGATCGAGAGGTCCAAGCATTCAAACCGCGTCTGTTACGCCATGAGAAGCTTCGTCAGTTAATCCTCGACTGGTATCCGGAGGTGCCCGGAGAGGATGAGATCCATGTGCCCGGAATCAGCACCGACGTGCTGATTTCGGCACGGGATAAGATGCGGACGGTCACGCTGGACGGCAGACAAAAACTCTACAAGCTCTGGGGCCAGCAGCAATATCTCGAGAGGTCTCATATTTTTCTGAAGGCATTACCGGATCCAGAAGACAAGAAGAGTCTGTACTCGATACAGACCGCCAGTGGACCACGTCATCTGTCGGTGTCCAAGGTCAAGGCCATAGCGATACCCGCATAACCGTCCCGCGGAGGGGACGTCTCAGGAATCTACTCCGGCGCGTAGTTCGGTAAGTAGAGCTGTGTTCCGGCATCGTCCGAATCGAGTCCCTGTCCTGGCAGGTCCCCGGTGTGTCGAGATGGCCGATCCGGCCCGGGTCGAGCGACTGCTCCAGGCCCCCAATGTGGAGGTCGTCCGCAAGCGCAAGACTCAGCAGATCGTGGAAATCCATCTTTTCGAGGCCGGCGATGACTCGATGCTGGAATCGATCTCCGGCAGCTCGCTGTTCCTTTCGCACAAGCACGAAAACGAGACCAATCCTCCCAACGTGTGGACCCTGAAACACCTCCGGACCTGTGAAGCCGAAGTCTAAGCCGAAAAAGAAAGACTCGAGAAGCACCAATGAGCGCATGCATGACATGCTCAGGGCTTTCATGCAGCACGGTAATCTGGTGCGCGCGGCACGCCAGGCGGGAATCACCCGGCAAGCACACTACCTCTGGCTCAAACGCCCGAACTACGCCGAAGCCTTTCGCAAGACCCAGACCCAAGCCGGCGAATACATCGAATCGATTGCCGTGGACCGCGCCACAGACGGCTGGCTCGATCCGGTTTTCTACCAGGGGCAGAAGTGCGGTCAGGTACGCCGCTATGACAGTGGTCTTTTGCAGTTCCTGTTACGCGGTATGCTACCCGAAAAATACGGCGCCCAGCGAACCGAAGTCAGCGGCCCGCAGGGTACCCCCATTCAGCACAAGATCCAAATCGAATTCATAAAACCCGGTGACACCGACAGTAATAGAGAGCAGAGCCAGGTTCCCTGACGCTCTCGACTTCCTCTGGCACAAGGCGCCGTACAAGATCGCATATGGCGGACGCGGCGCCGCCAAAAGTTGGAATTTCGCACGGGCACTGCTCATCCGCGGCACGGAGGAGAAACTGCGCGTCCTGTGCGCCCGCGAAACCATGAAGTCGATCCGCGACTCGGTGCACCAGCTCCTCGAGGAGCAAATCAAATCCCTGAACCTCGAGGATTGCTATCACGTGGAGAAATCCGCCATCTACGGCAGCAACGGCACCCAGTTTCTGTTCGCCGGCCTCAAACACAACACGGATGCGATCAAGAGCATGGAGGCCATCAACATCTGCTGGGTAGAAGAAGCCCAGGTAGTCAGCAAAACCTCCTGGGACAAGCTCATCCCCACCTTATTCCGTGTCCCCAACTGCGAACTGTGGGTATCCTTCAATCCCGATCTCGAATCGGACAACACCTACCAGCGATTCGTGGTCAATCCTCCACCGAACGCCATCATCCGAAAGCTCACCTACCGGGACAATCCCTGGTTCCCGGAAGGACTCAAGCGCGAGATGGAAGATGCCAGGCGCCGCAACATCGATGAATACAACCACATCTGGGAAGGCTCCTGCATCAACACGCTGGCCAATGCGATCTATGCCAACGAACTCCGGGCGGTAGATGTCGAAGGCCGGGTACGAAGGGTTCCCTACGACCCCTCCAAACCCGTCGATACCGCCTGGGACTTGGGCTATGGCGACATGGTGAGCATCTGGATGTTCCAGTCGTTCCCCATGGAGTACCGGATTATCGACTACGAAGAAGGCGTCCGGCAGCCCATCCACTACTACATCGCGGAGCTCCAGCGTCGAGGCTACATGTGGGGCATGGACTATCTGCCATGGGATGGAGGGTTGAAATCGCTGGGCTCCGGCAGATCCATTGAGGAGTTGATGAAGGCAGCGGGGAGAAAAGTGCGCGTGGCGCCGCGGCTTTCTATCACCGATGGCATCAATGCCGCACGCACGATATTTCCACTCTGCTATTTCGATGAACAGAAGACCGCTACCGGCCTACGCTCTTTACGCTGCTATCGCTACGGCGAGATGAAGTCTTTCGAAGGACCGACCCGAGAACCACTCCACGACATCCACAGCCACTGCGCAGACGCCTGGCGCACGCTGGCCGTAAGCATTCGCCGTCCGCAGCAAGAACGCGAGAGAGAACAGCAGAGACAACGGGAATACGCCAGTCCCTGGAGCTGAAGATGGCTGATGAACAGCCCCCACAGGATTACGCCGGCATGCTGCAGAACCAATACGCCTCCATTCAAGTCAAAGGAAAACCGCGGCGCTACCAGATGAGCGAACGCAATCGAAAGAAGCTCGAGCGAATCCGGCAACGGGTCAAACAACTGAGAGGTCAAGGATGAGACTGCAAGCCATCAAGGACTTCCGCTTTCGCGGGTTTCCATTGAGTCCCGGCAATATTTTCGAAGCGCCGGAAGACGCCGGCTTGGTCCTGGTTGATCAAGACTACGCCATTCTCTTCAACCTGGAGGACCCTTCGAAGCGTTCGGTAGGCGTATTCGGGGAGCTGATTCCAGAAGTCCCGGCAGTAGAACTCAACCCCACCAGCGACTCCATGCCGCTCATAGGAGGCTCCGGCAGCTTCTCGGTCATCATCACCGGCCCGGGGATCTCCGGCACCTGGACGGCTGAGCAAGACGCCGTCGCAACCTGGCTCACGATCACGGACCCAACCGTTCCACAAACAGAGGACGGCCACGTGAGCTACACGGTGAGCCCCAACGGGGGAGCACCACGCGCGGCAAACATCTACGTCAACGGCAAGACATTTTCGATTGACCAGACAGGAACTTAGCGAAAAGGAGATTTCAGACCATGCCAGAACTTTATTATGGACATGTAGAACAGGTTCACGGTCCAATAGACCCTGGATACGGTAGGCCGGAAAGGCCTCCGATTGCCGTACCACCCATCGCATTGCCTCCGCTTCCGCCAGGCATTGCCTTACCGCCGATCTATATTCCGCCCAGTGGACAGTTACCGGTTCTACCGCATCCACCGGTTGCGGTGCCGCCGATCGTGATTCCGGAACCACCGGATGTAGAACTACCCGGACCTCCCGCGGTTATCTGGCCCCCGCTTCCCCCGGGAACCGGAATCGCCGGCAAGGCTCTCGCCCTGATCTGGATTGTGGGCGTAGGTTACCGGTGGCTGGTGGTAGGTGGCACGGACATCTGGCCGCCTCCTCCTCCCACAGCACAACCGAAATAACGGACTAAGCCAATGGCGAGATCTTTCGAGAGGGCAGAGATGAACGACACAAAAAATCCGGCATTGAAGAAATACCAGATGGCCAATGATGTTCCTCCACCGAAACCGCCGACACCAGCCAAACGGAAGATCTCGCCGGCCTCAGCCGCCAAGATTCGGGCGAAAGCAAACCAACTCTTACAGCCTTAGATGTCCGTCACCCGCACCAACCTCAACGTCTACCAGGGAGACGACGAGGCATGGGAAGTCACGGTCACGCTCGAGGACAATCAGACGCCGGCAGACATCACCGGGTATACCGCACAATCCCAGATCCGGCGCGCGGTAGCGGATACAGACCCCATCATCGTCACGTCCTTTGCCACCAGCGTCCAATCCCCCATCGTGTTTCTCGCCTTGACGCATGACCAGACGATGCTACTCAGCGGGACCTATGTCTGGGACCTCCAACTAACCTCGCCAGCGGGCGCCATCACCACCATCATCCGCGGCAATGTCATGGTCACCGCGCAAGTCACCGCGGCCATATGAGCACGATTGATCCGGAAAGCCTGCGCGCCACGCTTCGACCAGTGAACCGTCTGAGCGGCATCCTTGCATCGGCGGGACAACTCAACGGCACAGTCGGTACAGGATTACCGATCCCCGGGCCACCCGGCCCACAGGGCCCACCAGGTCCACAAGGGCCCACCGGAGCTACCGGCGCAACCGGGGCCACCGGAGCTACCGGCGCAACCGGTCCTCAAGGTGTCCAAGGAGTTGCCGGTCCAACCGGCGCCCCAGGCCCTCAAGGAAGCCAAGGCATCCAAGGTCCGGCCGGTGTGCAAGGCGCGACCGGCGCCACGGGCGGCACCGGGCCGGCCGGACCCACCGGGCCTCAGGGAGATACCGGACCACCCGGAGCCGGTCTCGTAATCCAGGGCACCGTTCCCACCTCCGCGAACCTGCCTCCTACGGGCAATGTGGAAGGGGACGCCTGGATCACGGCCGACACCGGCCACGTCTGGGTCTGGAACGGGGCAACGTGGGTCGATGCAGGACCGCTCCAGGGTCCTCCCGGTCCACAAGGAATTCAAGGCGTACCCGGAGCACAAGGTGTTCAAGGAATTCAAGGCGTACCCGGAGCACAAGGTGACCCTGGAATACAGGGAATTCAGGGAAGCACAGGCCCTCCCGGACCTACCGGCGCACAGGGAATCCAGGGAGTAACCGGTCCAGCAGGACCGACCGGAAGCACGGGCGCGATCGGCCCAGCCGGCCCAACCGGCCCGCAAGGCGAGCAAGGTCCAGCCGGCGCGAGCATCTCAATCCTGGGATCGGTTCCTACGGCCGCGGACCTTCCGCCCACCGGATCAGAGGGCGATGCCTGGATCACGGAAGATACCGGACACCTGTGGGTATGGTCCGGCACCGGATGGACAGACGCCGGCCAGATCCAGGGGCCACCCGGACCCGCAGGACCGACCGGAGCCACGGGTCCGCCCGGTCCAACCGGCGCCACGGGAAGCACGGGCGCGCAGGGCGATCCCGGACCAGCCGGAGCGCAAGGGATCCAAGGTCCAGCCGGAGCCCAAGGTACCCAAGGAGTTGCCGGCCCAATCGGGGACACAGGTCCCCAAGGTGTACCCGGCCAGGCAGGTCCCCAAGGAATTCAAGGAGTAGCCGGTCCAACCGGTCCAGCCGGGGCAACCGGTCCAGCCGGCGCCACCGGCGCGACTGGCCCCGAAGGTCCAGCCGGTGCGACAGGCCCACAAGGTCCAGCCGGCGGGATAGGTGCGACAGGCCCCGAAGGTCCCCAAGGCGCAACCGGCGCCACCGGCCCGCAAGGCCCACCCACAGCCATTGCGGATGAGGGTACGACACTACCCACACGCGCCACATTGAACTTCACCGGTGCGGGTGTCACCGTAACGGACGGTGGCACGCAATATGTGGTGACCATTCCGGGCGGTGGCGCGGGCGCAGTGGCAAGTGTCTTTGGGCGCACGGGTGCCGTAGTGGCGACAACTGGCGATTACACGGCGGCCCAGGTGACCAATGCGGTGGACCAGACGCAGACATACGCAAATCCCGCCTGGATTACATCCCTCGCGTATTCGAAGATCACGGGAGCTCCTACCCCGATATCGCAGAGCCCGTGGACCAGCAATATTGATGGCGCCGGATTCAATCTGAACAGTGCCGGCGCGATCGGCATCGGCATCGCAGCCGGCGCACACTCGATCACGATCCAGGACGCCACAGCCAACAGCTTCAATATCCTGGCAATCAACACCAATCCCGCTGCGACCTCCGGCATGACGCTGCAAAATGACTCGAGCGATCTAGTGCAGTTCGGCCTGGGCGGATCGAATGTGGGCTCAACCGCGGTACGCCGGCTAACCTTCCTCCTCTCCACCCGCGACCTGATGTTTGGTGCCGGCACAGGCTTCGTGGAGCGCATGCGGATCGTGGCGGCAACGGGGAATGTGGGCATCGGCCTGACACCCAACAGCGCATACAAGCTCGACGTGGCAGGAGACTGCAATTTGGCTTCCGGTTCTCTCTACAGGATCAATGGAGTCCAACACACGCACGCCGCGGCAGACATTACCAGCGGCGTGATCGCGCCGGCGCGACTCGGCACAGGCACCCCATCGGCCAGCAACTATCTACGTGGAGACGGGACGTGGGCAGCGGTTGCTGCGGGTTCGCAGACGCCATGGACGAGCGATATCGACGGCGGAGGCTTCACTCTTACGAACGTAGCTAGGATCGGCGTCAATACGGCATCGATTTCCGGCTCGCGGGTAATCGCCATCTCGAATGCGTTCGAAAACGGATTCACGCACGTTCAAAATTCCAACACCCAAGCAGCTTCTTTTATCGTGCAGAATGATGCAGCCAACCTGGGCGGATTCTACCTCTACGGGTCTCAGTACCTGGATGTGTCCCTGCGGAATGTCATGGCGGTAACGACGGCGAACGCGATTCCCTGCGCCTTTGTCACGGGAAACGCGGAGCGCATGCGGATCACATCCGGGGGCGTGGTAGCGATCCGCAATACCGCGGCCACGCTGCCCGATTCGGGCACCACCGATCCGCGACTAATCGTGGGCAGTACCGCCAGCAATGTAATCCCCGCTCAGGTCAATCTCGTTGGTAATGTCAGTTTCGCGGATAACGTGCTCGGCATTCTCAGTTGGTGTAACTACAACATAGGGGCAACGGATAAGCGGCTGTGCGCCATCATGGGCGTGAACGGCGACGTGACCGGAGACACCGGGTATTTGACGTTCTGGACGCGCAACGCGGGCACGCCAGCGGAGCGCATGCGAGTCACAGCGGCGGGCAACGTGGGGATGGGTGTTGCGAATCCTATTGGTGAATTAATGGTCGCTTCGACCAGTACAACCAGTGGAACACGGGGAATCACCAGCGCCCAGTTTTCTAACTCAGCACATGGGGCGATTGTATCCGCCGCTAAGTACCGTGGCTCCGTATCATCACCGCTGGTGATTCAAGCTGGCGACTATATTGGCGGTGTCACCTTTCATGGATACTCAGGATCGAATCTGGTTGGGGTAGCAGACCTGCGCGTGCAGACCGAGAGCAGCATTGATTCAGCGTGTTTCCAATTTCTAACGGCGAATCTCGGCTCACTCGCGGAGCGCATGCGCATCACAGCGGCGGGCAACGTGGGGATTAACGCCACAGACCCGCGTGGGCGTTTGGATGTTAGGGGAGGGCGCAGTAATTTCGCCGCGAACAGTGAGAAGTATGCGGTGAATGTGGCCTACAGTTATGGAACTAGCGGGTATTGGATAGGTGGCGACTCAGGTGGTGCCCTTTGCTTCTCGGATGAGGGTGGAGCCGAGCGCATGCGGATCACAGCGGCGGGCAATGTGGGGATCGGGACGACGATTCCGGGCAGCAGGTTAGTCGTAACCGGTCCAAGCGGTGCGCAAGGTCAAGCTGGCACAGCCGGTCTTGTTCAAATCACTACCGGGACAGGTCACGATACAGACGAAAAGATCCAAATCGGCGTTGTGGATGGCGGTTATGGATGGATTCAGGCAGTTAAAGCAGGTACGGCTTATAGACCGTTGGTGTTGCAACCATCCGGCGGCAATGTGGGGATCGGACGGAGTGACCCACCGGACCTCTTGAGTATTATGGGTCCCAATAATTCAGGGATTAATCTGCGTAGTACTTCTACTGGCATTGAGGGACGTTGTGCGATGCGGAATGTCGGATCTGCTACGAGCATATGCCTGGAAGGTTCCGATTTTCCGACTGGGTTTTATCTGGGTTTTGGCGCATTGAGCCACGGCAACGGTATTTTCATTTCGGGCCGGTATACTGATCCGGCCAACCTGCCTTTAAATACCTGGACAGCGCAGATAGTTGACGCGAGCAATCAGTTGTTCATTCGGGTTAAGTACGCAGATGGCACAGTCAAAGCGGCGGTTCTTAGTCTTAGTTAGAACTTATGAGTATTTCAGATCTAGCAAGTAAGTATGCCGATGGTACAGGCAAGACTGTAATCCTAACGCTCGCATAGGAAGCACTTATGACAGACCTTGAATCCTCAGAACTAATGCAAGACATCCCCTTGAGAAACAGAATCAAAGTCTCCGCATTGCGATACGCGGATGTATTGCTCATTCAGCCGATCGGCACTGAAGCCATCAATACCAAACGCAACTGGGCGCAGAATACCCAACGCCAGCCGGATCAGGTGGCGGCGTCCTTGCAGCCACAGGTAGTCATGGATCAGGCCGTACAGACTGCAGGCGCGGCCATCAGCGACGAAGCCTTACAAGTCGCAGTCGAGACCACCGTCAATCGCAGTTTTTAAGGATATGACCCAACTCCATCTGAATTTCTACCAGCGGGTGATGATCTGGAACCTCATCGGAGCCCACCAAGTCCCCAATCTCAAAGAAGCGGCTACATACCTCCGCGTGATCGAAAAGGTACGTCTGACCGATGAGGAACTGACGCGCTCCGAGTTCGTCAATGAGGGCGGCCGGATGTCCTGGCGCTTACCCGATCGCGACTATGGCTCAAAGACCATCAACCTGGAACAAGAGGAAGCCAAGGCCATCGCAACCGCACTGGAACAGGCCCCGGTGCGCGTCTCAGATGCCGAATGGATGTTGCACCTGACCCATACGCTTACCGCCACAAACGAAGTCGCAAAATGAGAAGTCCCCAGGAATCGCACGCCATCAACCGGGTACTCACCTCTCGAGGACTGCCCAATCTCGAGGAACCGGGCACCATCGCACAGCTCGCCTATATTGTCGAAGATCACCAACATTTCCTGGAACTGCTACGCGCCTGTGACCCGCAATTACGCCGGGAGATGTACGAGGCCATGAAGCCCCATCTGCGCTTCCCGGCCCATCCGCTCGAGGATTACATGATTGCCGCCAAGGAGTACGCCGCGTCCGCGGAGCTCCCGGTGATGGAGGAAGACGGCACATTGAGAGCCTATAGCCCTCCGGAGATTTCGCGCCCGGTATTTGAGCTACAGGTCAAGTGCTCGAGATGCGATCGCACTGAGGTGTTTCTCGGCGAGAGAAAAGCGGACGCCATCCAGCGGGTGCGACGCGCGTCTTGGGCATGGGACGAGTCCGCTCATGCGCGCCATTATTGCCCGCAGTGTTTGGAGGATTGAACGTGCCATGGACCCGGAAACAGGTGAAGCTCCTCTTAAGTAAAGCCTCTCCGCTCTCTGCCAGTCAGAAGCAAAACATGCAAAGCGAATTGCACAAAAACCCCTCCTTAGGCCATAAGAAGAAGGGCTCGGAGTCCCTGAAAAAGACGTGATCGACACCGCCTACAGCGACAGACCGGTACCGCGGCCCTCCGTATCGGACGACCAGGATCTGCTGGACGAAATCCGCGACCGCTACAAGGCCTACGACACGCAATGGCAGGAGATCCGCAAGGAGCGCAACACGGACCTGCGCTACATCGCGGGCGACCCATGGGATGCGAAGGACCGCAAAGCACGCGAGGACGCCGGACGTCCGTGCATCAACCACGACGAACTCAATCAGTATGTCAACCAATGCGTGAACCAGGTACGCCAGAACAAGCGCGGCATCAAGGTAGACCCGCGAGCTGCAGAGTCGAACGACCAGACCGCAACCCTGCGCCAGGACTTAATCCGCACCATTGAGTACGACTCGAACGCTCCATCGATTTATGCCAAGGCGTATCAGGACATGGTGGAGGGCAGCTATTCCTGGTTCAGGATCGGGCGTCAGTACGTCACGGACGACCCCAAGAGCCCCATGCTCTTCGACCAGGAAATCGTCATCCGCCCGATCGCCAATCCCAACAGCGTTTTGTTCGACCCCTTCTGCAAGGAACCCGATTTGTCGGACGGCTCCGGGTGTTTCCTGGTCGTACCGGTAGCGCGCAAGGATTTCAGGAAACGATGGCCCGATGCCGAGATCAAGGACTTCAGCTTCGAGCACATGCAGATGGCGCCGGACTGGGTCTTCGCGGACCAAGTGATCGTGGCCGAATACTGGCGCGTCGAAACCAAAGGGGCCTGGAAGTACCTGCTCGACACCGGAGAGGTGGTAGACAGACCGGGGCAGGGAAGAGTAGTCGATAAGCGCAAGGTCGAGCAGCGCACGGTCATGCAGTACTTGACCAACGGTCTCGAGATCCTGGAGCGCAAAGCCCAGCCCGGAAGTATTCTGCCCATCATCCCCATGGTTGGACTGGAGCGCTATTTGGACAACACAGGATTTTCAAAGCGCATGCTCTTCTCGCTGGTCCGCCTGGCGCGCGACCCGCAGATGTCCTTGGCCTACCTCAACAGCCAGGAGATGGAAGAGGCCGGCCTCACCCCCAAAACGCCGTTTATCGGCTACAAGGGGCAATTCGACTCGAACCGCACCATGTGGGCGGCCGTCACCAAAATCCCGTACGCCTACCTCGAGAGCGATATCCCGGACAACTGGCCGGCCGGACAGGTTCCCCCGCTACCGCAACGCACCCCCTTTACTCCCAACTTCCAGTCCTACGAGGTCGCCAAAGATTCCGCGCGCCGCGCCATCCAGGCCGCCATGGGCGTCACCCCCTTACCCACAGCGATGCAGCGCAATAACGAAAAATCCGGAATTGCCCTTGAGCGCATCGAATCCCTCGAGGCCATCGGCTCCTTCCATTTCCTGGACGGCTACGATCGCGCCATCCGGCTCGCCGGCAGGGTCATCGATCAATGGATCCCCGTGGTATACGGTTCGGAGCGCGTCAAGCATATCCGCAAGCCGGACGACAGCTATCGCAGATTAACGCTCAATACCGCGGCGCCTTATCTGGACGAGAGAACCGGCCAGGAGGTGCAGTACACCGTCGAGGAAGTCGATCACTCGGTATCGATCTCCACAGGACCCAGTTACGCATCGCAGAGAGACGCCGTAAACGATTTTCTGAATGCCCTGATCGCGAACCTCCCGAACCTGCCCGTTAGCCCCCCACAGGCCGCCAAACTGCTCAGCCTGGCCATTCAGATGAAGAACCTCGGCCCCAAGGGAGACGAGATGGCCGAGATCATCTCCCCCTCACAGGGCAGCCCGGATCAGAGCCTGCAGCAATTGCAGATGGCCCAAGCGAAACTCCAGGAACAGGCCATTCTCATTCAGCAGCTACAGGCCGCGGTACAGCAATTAACAGTGGAGAAGCAGGCCAAGATCGTGGAAGGCGAGTACAAGGTGCTCACCGAGAAGATGAGGACCGAAAGCTCC